TGAGTGTTGGTATTATCGTTACTTTCATCCATGTCCTGTTCCACAGAACAGAAACACTTTCCGAATGCAGTTGTGAAACGTAAGAAGATTCTCCTCATTACATTGCAATTGCCAGCGGGGCGGCACGAGCACCTAGGGCGGTTATCTGCCCAACGGAGCTCATGACTGATCCGCCATAACTGGTAAGAGCCTGGTAATATTCGGGTGCTCTCTTGAGAACGTTAGCAACTGCGTCCTTGTGTCTCCATGCCCAACCGGCGGCCGAGGCAACCCAATGAGCAGCAGCAGCAACAGCTGTGCTGTGATGCCCAGGGTTGTGATCCGCGACGTCGGTGTGGCTTGGGTCGATAAGGGCGTGATTCAGGTAAGGCATTGGCGTGTCAGCAAAAATGCCCGCATGGTGGTTAGGGTATGAAGAAGTAATAACAAAGTTCTTGTTATTAGTGTTGATCTCCGTCAATCCTTGAACACCGTCCGTCTCGACAATCATTGACCATCTGGCAATAACATTTCGCGGGGTACTGAAAAGAATCCTCATCGTAGTGTTAGATGCGCCTTCAAAGTCAAGTGACTGGCGAGTCATGGGTTCATAAAGTACAGTTCCATGTCCTTTATTACGTTCCTTGCGCACGACTTTGCTGATAGCTTCTGAAGAACTACCAGCGCCATCATAAGCGCGATTTTCTTGCTCGTAGGTGATCACACCTTCAATGCTGTCCAACTGTCCAACATCTTCAAATGCAATTCCTGCGGCAACAATACGTGTACCCACACTGGATGCGGTACTTTTGTAAGACGTTATTACACCCCCTTCTCTAGTGAGAAATTCGACGACGTAATTGCCTGCCGCTGCATCAACAGTCTTGTAGAAGTTAACTTGGATTTCATTAGCCGCAGTTATCACTTCTTCGAGCCCAATCTTTGAAACATGTGCTTCAAGGAAGGAATCAGGGATGGGGACCGCTGGAGAGGCAAATGGATTGGCCAAAGCCGCCAAATACCTAGCTTGAGCAGCGTGTCCAGTATTGATAAATTCAACACCTTGTGTGGGGGAAGTTACGGCTCCCCCGGTCCTAGCATTATTCTTTTTCTTTGTGTTACTCATTTTAACACAAAAGCGACAGCTGTCTAACTGCAGCCATTAGATCTTTCTCAACGAGTTCTTCAAAGTCAGTTACGATTGTGGGTTCAAGTGAAAAGGCTTTACAGTAGCTAAGGAGACTATCGTTTGAGTAAGCACCAGGAAGAACTGGTGTTTTCTCATAATCTCCTTGCTTCATCCAGTAAGCTAAACCACCTTGTAATTCCCCTTCTAATCGTTCGCTCCCTTGGCGACTAAGAACACTGTAAAAGGTTCCAACTAGAGGGCAATCTGCATACAAAGTTAGTCCGCAATATCCAACATCTCTAAGATAGTTGTAATATTTTGCTACGCCTCTGGACGAAATGGCAATCATGTCTTTGAAAACACTCTGTGGTTTACGTACCATCATCCACCCTCGGTCCAATCGAACGGGTTTCATTTGGCAAAATTCTATATGCTCAACATGGTATACGGGCTCTTCAGCAACCATGTTAAATCCATACGCAACAAAGAACAAATCAAAGCCATCAAGAAATCTTGGTAACTCTGAAGCGTCCATTATTGCTACAGAATCATCCCCATTGTTGACTAACTTGAAATTCAATCCTAAGATTTCTTTCCAACGCAACAACACGGAAGTCATTAGAATAACGTTTCCAACAGAAGTATTCATATCACCTGACATTCTGC